GACTTTCAAGATTATGCAAATACCAAGGCAATTGCCAAACATATTCATTTAATATATGGTGGTCAGGAAAAAACAACTGAATGTAGAGTTATAATATCCACATGGCAAAGTCTTTATACACAGGATGAAAGATACTTTGAACAATTTGATAGTATCATCGGCGATGAGTCTCATTTGTTTAAGGCAAAATCTCTAGTAAAGATCATGAGTAAATTGAAGACCTGTGAATATAGAATCGGAACCACAGGCACGCTTGATGGCACGCAGGTACATCGGTTGGTTCTTGAAGGATTATTTGGTCCTGTGCATCAAGTCACATCTACAAAAGAACTTATAGATAAAGAAGTACTAGCTCAGCTAAATATTGAATGTTTGATTCTTCGTTATACTGACAAAGATATACAGGAGATTAAGCGTGCAAAATATCCTGATGAAATTGAATGGTTAGTTCTCAATGATAAACGAAATCAGTTTATTACAGATCTCGCAACTAGCATTCCTGGTAATGTGCTCGTTCTTTTTAATTTTGTTGAGAAGCATGGAATACCTCTATATCAGAAGATTTCAAAGGCAAGTAAGAAACAGTCATATCTTATCTGTGGTAAAACCGAAATTGAACAAAGAGAAGAAATACGAAAGATTGTAGACAAGGGCAACAATAGCGTTCTTGTGGCATCCTATGGAACATGCAGCACAGGTATTAATATTAAAAACATTCACGCAATTGTATTTGCTTCCCCATCAAAATCAGTTGTTCGTGTTCTTCAATCCATTGGTCGTGGTCTTAGAAAGTCAGATACAAAGGAAAAAGCAACGGTATATGACATAGGAGACGATCTCAGTTGGGGCAAGTATAGAAATCATGCTCTCCGACACCTAGATGAGCGCACTACCATATATACTAATGAAGAGTTCACATTCAAGAAAACTAAAATTAAATTAAGTTAGGAACTAACAATGAATCTTAAAATCCTGAAACTTAGAAGCGGTGAAGAAATAATAGGTCAGATTCTTGAAGAAACTGAATCCTCAGTAAAAATCTTTCAACCTATGTTCTTCAACATAATTCAATCATTTAATGATGATGGTAATCCTTGTGATATCACCACAATTCATGATTGGTTGGTAAATACCGATGAGAAAAATGTTTCATTGCCAATGGATCATGTGGCATTCATCAGTGAACCAAATACGAACACCAAAAAACTATATGAAATTGAAAGTGTCAAAGAATTTGACAAAGATAGTTACAAGACTTCTGTCGAAGAAACAGAAAAACCACCAGCATCTTCTATTAAAATGAATGAAAAAGATGCAGATGTGTTTGGTATGTTCTTGGAACAACTTATTAATCAATCTTTGGATTATACGCGACCTCCTACTTCTCATAGAGAATCTTCTAATAGAGAAGGTCCAAAGAGAAAAAGAAAACCAAAGAAGGACTATCTTCCACCAGATATGTCAGATGAGAGCGAATTAGAGCGTCATATGATTATGATGCAACTCTACATTCCAGCTGAGGCAATTATGAATATGGTGACCAGTGGTCTTCTAGAACCAAAAGTTCTACTTGATATGGTAAAAGAAGTCAAGAAGCGTAATAAGTTCACTGGTGATGAGAAGGATCGTGGCGATTTCGGTACTAAGTTTTCCGATTGGAATCCCGATCCTAAGTCAGATGACTATAACTAATAGTTAGCTACTATAGGGATCCTTCTTTATTACCACACAGAAATTATACACGCAATGTACGATTCTTGTCAAGCCCTTATCATCAAGTTTACCAAAAATAGTATAAAACACTTGAAAGATTGGTTTTCCATGCTATACTTGTATTACGAACAGGATGACCATGAAAAACGAAAATGAAGATCCAAAAATTATAGAACAAGAAGTAAAGACTCTGAAACATTACATAGACAATGTAAAGTTTTGCAAGTCAATGACCGAATGGAAAAAACTAGTGCATATTGCAGAGCAGTGTGGAGAAAAGCGTCCACCTGTTACTGACTATATTGCAGAATCATTTCTTAAGATTGCAGAGCATCTCTCGCATAGACCAAACTTTATCAATTATCAATTTAGAGATGATATGATTGGTGATGGTATTGAGAATTGTCTTCTATATGCTCATAATTTTGATCCTGAAAAATCATCAAATCCATTTTCATATTTTACTCAGATAATTTATTATGCTTTTCTTCGTCGCATAGAAAAAGAAAAGAAACAAGCATTTATAAAATATAAGTGCTTGCAATTAAACGATCTTGATGGTAAAGTGGTGAATTGGTTGAAGCAAGATGGAGAGGCAAGTTCATATGGTGAATTTTTACAAAAACATTTTGCATTAACTGAAAATGATATTGAAAAGTTAGAACCCAAAGATAAAAAGAAAAGGAAACAAAGGAAGCGCAAGTGAAATTAGCATTTATTTGTGATACCCATTTTGGTGTACGAAATGATTCGCCGTTCTTTTTGGATAATGCCCTATCTTTTTTTGAAAATCAATTCTTTCCATTTTTAAAAGAAAACAATATTACTCAAGTTATTCATCTTGGTGACTTTTTTGACCGAAGGAAGTATGTTAATTTCAACACGCTTTCTTTGGTCAGAACACGATTTGTGAATAAGTTGCAAGAACACAATATCACTTTTCATATTACCATAGGAAATCATGATACTTATTTTCGCAACACAAATGAATTAAATTCTTTGCGTGAACTTTTGACTGATCGCTACGATAATATTAAACTTTACGAAAAACCAACTACAATTAATTTTGACGACTTCTGCTTTGGAATAGTTCCTTGGGTGACTAAGGATAACGAAGCAGAAGTCGTTGATTTCGTTTCAAAATGTCCATGTAGAATGATTGGTGGACATTTTGAAATCAATGGATTCCAAGTAGTCATGGGTGTCAAGCATTCACACGGATTCACTACAGAAATCTTCAAACGATTTGATCGTGTTCTATCTGGACACTTTCATATCAAACAATCACAAGGAAATATTCATTATCTTGGGACTCAATATCAATTGAATTTCTCAGATGTATATTCTACAAAAGGATTTCATGTTTATGACACAGAAACCGACGAGATGGATTTTATTGAGAATGCTGGCAATATATTTCATGTGTTTAACTATGACGATTCCAATCAAGATGAAGTCAAGCGTATTGTCAAATTTATAAATGAAACTAATCTAAAGAATGGGTTTATTCGTGTCACTGTAAGATCCAAGGCACGACAAGAAATCTTTGATAAATTTATTGATGCTCTTTGGGATAAAGGAATTCAAGATCTATCGGTAGTGGAAGATCAAATAGATCATAAAACATCTGGAGTTGAATTCAGTGAATCTGAGGATACAATGAGCATCATAGGTCGTGAGATTGATGCGATTGAACGCGATGTAGATAAGGGTAAACTTAAGACTTTGATTCGTGATCTTTATATGGAAAGTCTGAAGATATGATTAAATTTGAAAAAGTAAGATTCAAAAACTTTGGATCTTTTGGAAACAATATCACAGAAATCGTGCTGGATAAAAACAGCACAACTCTTATCTGTGGAAGCAATGGAAGTGGAAAGTCTTTTGCTTTTCTTGATTCCATTACATTTGCGTTGTTTGGCAAACCATTTCGTAAGATCAATATTCCTACACTCGTCAATTCAGTCAATGAAAAAGGGTGTTTAGTTGAGATTGATTTTAGTCGTGGATCCGATAAATTCATGATTCGTCGTGGTATTAATCCGCGCGTCTTTGAGATTTATAGAAACGGTGAACTTATTGATCAGGATGCCAAGAGTCTTGATTATCAGGAACTTCTTGAGAATCAAATTCTTAAGATGAATTACAAGACATTCACGCAGGTGGTAATTCTTGGTAGTTCTTCATTTGTTCCTTTCATGCAGTTGTCGGCAGCAGATCGTCGCTCTGTTATTGAAAATATTCTTGACATCAATATATTCAGCACAATGAATATCGTGCTCAGGGGTAAGATTCTTTCATTAAAGGAAATGATCAAAGAACTCAGCATGAAGATTGAAATTGAAAAGAACAAGATTAATGTTCAAAAGAGTTATATTGCTACTCTTGAAAAGAAGAACACCGAAGATGATGATGTAAAGAATCAACGAATTACTGAACTAGAGACAAAGATTAAAACAATTCAATATGATTTAATATGCAAAAATCTTTCGGTTGAGGGTCTACAAGAAGATATTAATAATGCAAAGAAAATTTTAAAAGACAAAACCAACAGAATTCAAGATTGTCGTACCCATATCGTCACATTGAAGACTTCAAAGGATCAGAAACAGAAGGAGATAAACTTCTTTAAGGAAAATTGTACCTGCCCAACTTGCACCCAACCTATTGATGATAAAGTCAAAAAAGAAAAGGTGTTGATGAATAATTATGAGATTTCTAATTTAGAAGATGATATGGTAACTACCAAAGATCATAGCAATTCTCTTCAATATGATATCACTAAATTTGAAAGTCACATTCAGGATACAACCAATCTCATATATGAAGTAACTTCCTTCAACAAAGAAATTGAAGCGTATAATAAAGAGATTGAACGGATTCGTAGCACTATGCATAAATCCGCAATCAAGGATGATCTTGTAGAGGAGAAAGAAAAACTCAAGATGTTTGAGGGTGGACTTGCTGCTTTAGATGAGGAAAAGTTAATTCATTCGAGTGATCTGATGTATCATGAATTCGCAGGTGAGTTACTTCGCGATGGGGGAGTCAAGGGAAAGATCATCAAGTATTATCTTCCTCACATGAATAAGTTCATCAATAAGTTTCTATCGTCCATGGATTTCTTTGTGCAGTTTCAACTGGATGAGGAATTCAATGAACAGATTAAATCTCGCTATCGTGATGATTTTAGTTACATGAATTTTAGCGAAGGTGAGAAAATGCGTATAGATCTGGCACTATTGCTAGCATGGCGAGAGATCGCAAGACTCAAGAATAGCGTCAGTTGTAATCTCTTGATTCTTGATGAGGTGTTCGACTCCTCTCTAGACTCCGTTGGCATGGACGAACTTATGAAACTTTTAAAACTTATAAGCGACAAAGCGAATGTGTATGTTATTAGTCACAAAGCAGATCAACTTGTTGATAAATTTTCAACGATTATTTCCGTTGAGAAAAAGAATAATTTTAGCAAGATCATATATAGTTAAGACATGTCTAAAGTAGATACACTTAATTTTAGAGGAAAATTTCGGCAATATGATGTTGATGGTCATCCTTATATTTATTTTATAGGTGATTCTGTTGAACACAATTCTCAAATTTATGTTTGTGTAAAGGCAACAACCACTAAAATTCCAGGAACACAGGAAGGTTCAGCATATTGGAAAGAAACTGGAGGAAATTTTGGTTTCTTTATTCAAGAACAATTACCAAAAAATGCTGAAGTTGGAGATAGATGGTATATTCCGTCTACAGCGATAATGTACACTTATGTTAAAGAAAGAAATAATGCTTTTTGGGTTGAATTATGATTAAAACATGGTATAATAGGACAAGTTATGAATAACACCAATACGGGGCGTAATGAATTTAAAGAAAAGCCAAAACCACCTAAACAATTGAAATCTGTTTCCCGTAAGGAAAAAGATTCAGAGAAGAATAGATCAAAACAACAACTGAAAAATTATGTCCAAAGCAACTTTGAGGACGATAATTTTGAAGATAACTTCATGAGGTAAATTATGAGCACTGTGACTTTTTCGAAAAATACCCTAACAATTCTTAAGAACTTCTCAAGTCTAAATTCCAATATTCTAGTAAAACCAGGAAATGTAATCAAGACGATTACACCATCCAAGACAGGTATGGCAGTCGCTACCATTGAAGAAACCTTTAATGTTGAGTTCGGCATTTGGGATCTCAATAAATTTCTTGGTGTAGTCAGTCTCTTCAATACTCCAACATTCACCTTTGGAGATAAGAGCGTCAAGATCAAGAATGGTGGAGATTCTGTAGTCAATTATTACTACTCAGAACCACGACTATTGACATGTCCTACAAAGGATGTCAATATGCCAGAAATCAATGTGAGTATTATTCTCACCGAAAAGAACTTCAATGAACTTCAGAAAGCAGCATCCGTGATGCAACTTCCTGATATGTCGTTTAAGTCTGACGATGGTGACATTGTTGCTATGGTTTCTGATCTTGGAGATCCTACCAGTAATTCATATAAGGTAATTTCTGGGACAAAGTATAATGGTCCCGAATTCTTGTTTAACTTTAAGATGGAGAATATCAAGATTCTTCCTGGAGATTATAAGATTAACTTTGCCAAGAATGTTGTGGGTGAATTCATTCACCAGTCTATTCCTGTCAAGTACTGGTATGCGATGGAAGCAAATACCTCTAACTATGGATCTTAATAATGAAACCAGAAAATTTTCTGTGGGTTGAAAAGTATCGTCCGCAGACCATTGAAGATTGCGTTCTCCCCATGTCGCTGAAGTCTACCTTCAGCGACATGGTTGCTAAGGGAGAACCTCAGAATTTGCTCTTCTCTGGTACTGCTGGTGTTGGCAAGACAACAGTCGCAAAGGCACTCTGCAATGAGATGGAGTGTGACTGGATTATTATTAATTGCTCAGAGGAAGGAAACATTGACACGCTGCGAACAAAGATTCGTCAGTTTGCCAGTACCGTATCTCTGAGTGGGGATACTAAAAAGGTGGTCATTTTAGATGAGTTTGATTATTCAAATGCTAATAGCATTCAACCTGCTCTGCGAGGTGCTATTGAAGAATTTGCAAATAATTGTAGGTTTATCCTTACTTGTAACTATAAATCAAGAATTATTGAACCTATTCACTCTCGTTGCACTTGTATTGACTTCGTACTTGCTGCCTCCGAAAAACCAACCATTGCCGCAAAGATGATGGAACGGTGTTCATATATTCTTAACCAAGAAGGTGTTAAGGCAGATAAGAAGGTTCTTGGTCAATTGATCATGAAGCACTTTCCAGATATGCGTAGAATTCTAAATGAATTGCAACGGTACGGAGTGTCTGGTACGATTGATGTGGGAATTCTTTCCTCTATCGCAGAGGTAGAGATTAAGAACCTGATGACTGCACTTCGCAACAAGGATTTTGTCACGGTTCGTCGTTGGGCAGCACTCAATGCTGAAACCTCCCCCCAAGAGATCTATAGGAAAATCTACGATGCCCTTGGTGAGCATATGGAGAATCAGACCATTCCAGAGGCGATCTTGATAATCGCAGAGGCACAGTATCGCTCTGCTTTTGTTGCTGATCAAGAGATCAATCTTGTAGCGTGTCTAGTCCAGTTGATGATGTCTTGCGCTTTCAAATAATATGCTTTCCGATATCTTAAACTCAATCAATCAGACCAAGGAAAATCTCCTATCCAAAGACCCCCGTCTGGAGAAGGATTATGTTCCCTTTGTCATCAATAAATGCTTTTCGTATTTTCCCGATACCATCTTTTATGCCAATAGAATGAATCAGTCTGCATTCTTAGATAAAAAGATGCAATATGACTATTATATTCACTCAATATCCAAGCGTAAGCGTTTTTCCAAGTGGATCAAATCCGAGGAAAGCAAGGATTTAGAGGTGATCAAGGAAGTCTATGGGTACTCAGATGCCCGTGCTAGGGAGGTAATTGACTTGCTTCCTATGGACAAATTACGCGAATTAATACAAAAAGGTGGTCAAAAACGGTAAAACCCTAAATATTTTCTATAATATGGAGCATTATTATGGAAGATATTTTTGAGGGATTGGGCGTGGAGATAACATTGAAAAGTGAAGAAGATTTCCTTAAAGTTAAGGAAACTCTCACTAGAATCGGTGTATCTTCTAAAACTGAAAAGAAATTATATCAATCGTGTCATATACTACACAAGCGAGGTAGATATGCTATCATACATTTTAAAGAAATGTTTGTTCTTGATGGTCTTGACTCTGATATATCAGAAGACGATCTTGGGCGAAGAAATACAATAGTTAAATTACTGGTAGAATGGGAATTGGTGAATGTGATAGATCCAAAACAGTATGAGCAACCACAACTTTCTCTTGCTAGATTGAAGATCATTCCGCATAAAGAAAAGAAAGAATGGACTTTGATTCCTAAGTATCACATCGGTAAGTGACATATATAAGTGTGGAGATTTTATATTATGAAAAAAATGCAAGCAATTGGTGCTCCATTTCAAATAGAATATTCATCAAATTCTAATTTATTGCCACAATCCTTCAGTTGGATCGCGGAAGACTTTCCTGTAAAAGTTTTTATAGATGGTGGAATTGCCATCGGAATGTCTTATCAAAAGAAACCTGGAACACTGAAAATAGCATGGGTTTGCGAATCGCGTGCTATTTTTCATGCAATGAACTTTCCAAGAGAAGTTTGGGAAGAACAATTTTTAAATATTTGCGATTCATATGATCTTCTTTTTACTTCTGAGAAGAGTTGGTTGGGAAAGCATCCAAATGTAAGATATTGTCCAGCAGGAAGTAATCTTCCATGGATAAAGAACCAAGATATTTTTCCAAAAACAAAATTAGCATCTATGATTGCTTCTCCCAAGAAATTTGCATTTGGACATGCTATTCGTCATCAATTGGCAGAACAATATAAAAATAACCTTGATCTGTATGGTGGAGTTCTTGGATCTCGTAGATTAAGTCCAGGTGTTCCGTGGGGCGATAAGTCTGAAGGACTGAATGATTATATGTTTTCTATTACTGTGGAAAATGATAAGTACAGTACATATTATACAGAGAAAATAACTGATTGTTTTGCTACGGGAACAATACCAGTATATTGGGGAGCACCAGATATTGGTGATATCTTCAACAAAGATGGAATTATAGAATTAACTCCAGATTTTGATCCAAAAACATTGACAAAAGAACTATATGAAAGTAAACTTGATGCAGTAAGAGACAACTTTAATCGGGTTAAAGAACTTGTTTCTGCTGATGATCAATTATTTAAATTAATCAATGAAAACTGAAATTGTATCCTTTTATTGTGATATAGATGATCGTACATACTATAGCGATCACGCGCGTCGTCTGAGAATCAATTGCAATGAGAATAATATTCCACATGATATTCGCGAATTACCTTCGCGTGGTGAATACCGTTTAAATTGTCTTGCTAAACCAAGATTCATTCTTTCTGTGTTGGAAGAAAAGAAACGACCATTTGTGTGGATGGATGTTGATTCTTTGATTCATGCTGAACTTTCTATATTTGATACCCTGAAAGACAACTGCGATATGGCATTTGCATATCAAGGCAATCCTCCAGATGTGAATCCCAATTTACCCAAAGCATCACCAATTTATGTAAATTATACAGAAAAGACTATACAGTGTTTGACTTACTGGGTTGAACGATGCGAATTCAATGAAATGAATTTGGGTGTGAAATTTTTTGATCATGAAGTTCTGATGGGTGAAGTATTGCCAGAATTTTTATCCAAGATGCGAATTGGTATGCTTGGACATCCATATGCCATATGGCCTGGAACATCATTGCCAGAAGGATTCACGCCAATGATAACAATGGGAATTGCTGATGGAAAATCCAAAGAAAATTCACTGAGAGAAATGGGACTTCGAGAAGAAATCGTAAAATTTAACTTAGTAGGTAATGCAAGTGAATAAACAAGTTTTATTTTGGCAACCAGCTGGCATTGGTGATATATTCTTCTTACAGAAGGCAGCAAGACATTTTATATCTTCAGAATATGAAGTCATATGGCCTGTGATTCCAGAATTCCTATACATCAAGGATTACATCAAGGGAATCAATTTTGTAAATGTAAATGAAGATTTTCCTCGTAAGGAATTATATAAGACACCAATTGCAATCAATACAGAAGAATTCATTTATATTCCTTTTGATATTTCACATCATAGATTTGGTGTGCTACCGATGAAGGGCAAGTATCTGTTGATGCAATTCCTGGGATTTGATGTCAATGAAAATAATTGGAAAGATTATTTGCAATTTGAACGAAATCAAGAACGAGAGATTCGTTGTAAGGAAATCCTTGGTATAAAGAACGAACCATTTATTTTTGTGAATAATATGTTTGCTTCTCCACCTGATATGGTATACAGGGAAGTCAATATTACAAATTCAAATATAAAGTGTGTATACCATAAACCAGAACATATCAAACTATTCAATGTATTTGATCTATGCTGGGTTATTGAGAATGCTGTAGAGATTCATACAGTTGAAACTTCACTTTGCTATCTTGTTGAAAAACTAAATACTAAAGGAAAACTGAACATGTATTCGCGAAAAGTGAATGACAGATTGCAGAATCCAGATTTTTCATATGTTGACCATATTTATAAAAAGGATTGGAATTATATAATATGATGCTTGAAGTTTCTATTGGCGAGGCAATTGACAAATATACAATTCTTACAATCAAAGAAGAATGTATCAAAGACGAGAGAAAACTCGTAAATATTAAAAAAGAAAGAATGGAAATTGAAAAATCCCTGATAGATCAGGGATACTTTTATTCATTCATCGAAGAGATGGCAGACTTGACTAAAGTAAATAAAACTCTTTGGGATATAGAAGATCAGATACGAATTAAAGAAGCAAATAAACAGTTCGATCATGAGTTCATAGAACTTGCAAGATCTGTTTATATTACTAATGATAAAAGATTTGAAATTAAAAATCAAATCAATCAAAAGTCAAATTCGAATCTCAAAGAAGAAAAGTCGTATGCCAAATACAATTGATATATCAGATATAACATTTCTTGGAGTGGACGGTGTTGGTAATGATGCAACTATATTGCGTTCATTAAAATACAGCAAACAATTTTTTCCAAATGCTAAAGTTAAATTTTTAACTTCAGGAAATCATCATTCAATCGATCCTGATATTGAACATGTGCAAATACGAAATCTTGGATACGATGAATTTAGCAAATTCTGTTTAACTGAATTGTATCGGTATTTTGATACTAGTTATATGATATATTGTCATGGTGATGGGTTTGCCACAAATCCAAATGCATGGACTGGTGAATTTTTAAAATATGATTATCTAGGAGCACCTTGGCCAAGATCTAATCTAGAAAGAAGTTCAAATAGATGGGAATTGGTTAAAAAAGCGTACTACGAATCACAAAAAACTTATTTTGTTGGGAATGGTGGATTTTCATTTAGATCTAAAAAATTAATGGAATCTGTAAGTCAACTGTACAAAGATGAATATTATGGTATACCAGAAGATCTTGTCATAGCAATAATCATGCGAAAACAACTGGAAAAACAAGGATTTAAATTTACAAGTGATATAGGAGTTGCTGGTAAGTTTTCATGTGAAGCACCCTTTGTAGATGGATACATACTTTCATCGGATGAGAGTTTTGGATTCCATTGTGGTGGAACTCATCCCCACAAAGTGAAATTATTGGAGACTGTATGAAGGTTTTAATTACTGGTGTTGCTGGTCTTTTAGGTTCTCGTCTTGCTGATTGGTTGATTGAGAATGACAAAGCAACGGTGTATGGTATTGATGATCTTTCTGGTGGATACATCCAGAATGTAAATTCTAAAGTTGTTTTTTACAACTACGACCTTACAAGCAATAGCAAAAAAATAGAATATCTTTTCAAGGAACATAAGTTTGATTATGTCTTTCATTTTGCCGCATATGCTGCTGAAGGGTTAAGTCCTTTCATTCGTCAATATAATTATGAAAATAATCTGATTGCAACTACAAAGTTGATCAATCTTAGCATCAAGCACAAGATCAAGAGATTTGTATTTACATCGACCATGGCAGTTTATGGCAATGGTGAAGTTCCCTTCAAGGAATCGCATCAGCAAGCACCAATAGATCCATATGGCATTGCAAAATATGCGTGTGAGATGGATCTCCATGTTGCAGGAGAACAGCATGGTCTTGATTGGTGTATCTTTAGACCTCACAATGTATATGGTGTCAATCAAAACATCTGGGACAAGTATAGAAATGTTTTAGGTATTTGGATGTATCAGCATCTTAACGGTATGCCAATGACGATCTATGGTGATGGAGAGCAAACCAGAGCATTTAGTTATATTGATGACTGTGTTCCATACTTTTGGATGGGTGCTATTGAAGATAAGGCATCAAAGCAAATATTCAATATTGGTGGAGATGATCATATTTCTATAAATGATGCTTGCAATTTGTTAATTGATGTGATAGGATCTGGAACCAAACAACATCTTGAACAACGACATGAAGTAAAACATGCATGGGTGACGCATGATAAGATCAAGGATGTTCTTGGATATAAGCAAGTAACAACTCTAAAAGACGGATTGAGTAAGATGTGGGAGTGGGCAAAAACTCAACCAATGCGTGAAAGAAAACTATGGTCGAAGTATGAATTAGATGTGGGCATTTACAACTATTGGAAAGTGAAATAATATGGCACAAGGTGTACATAAAATTACAGAACAGTTCGAGGAAAAGGTAGCAGAATATACTGGTGCGCCTTATGCTGTTGCTCTTGACAACATGAGTAACGCATTGTTTCTTGCTTTGTATTATGAGAAAGTTCAAGGACTTGAGATCACAATACCAGCAAGAACTTATATGTCAGTTCCCTGTGAAATTATTCATGCTGGTGCAAAAGTAAAATTTGAACCAGTCGAAGGAACCAAGATCAAAGGTGGGTATCAACTAAAACCAACAAAGGTTTGGGATTGCGCATTGCAATTCACAACAAACATGTATGTGCCAAATACACATATGTGTTTATCTTTCACTGGACCATATAAGCATCTTAAATTGGGCAAGGGTGGCATGATAATTACTGATGATGTGGATGCGTACAAGTGGTTCAAGAAAGCAAGATTTAGTGGAAGAAATGAGTGTTCTTATCACGAAGATACATTTGATATGTTGGGGTGGAACTTCTATATGATGCCAGAGATTGCTGCCCGTGGTCTTCTTCTGATGACACAGTTTTATAATCTTGATGGCACTCCAAAACACAATCCAGATCTTGAATTACCATATCCAGATCTTTCAAAGCATCCAGTATATACAGATAGTAAATAATGATTCATATATTTTTTAGACATTATAATGTTGGTGGAAGCAATAATGCTGCAAGACAAGACAATCGTTATCAAGCACGATCTGCTCGTCGTTGGGGAAATGTAGACAATTGGTTTAATTATGAAAAAGTATTTTTAAATCTTCTTCGTACTACTGCTGGTGCTAATGTTAAGATTAATGTTGTTATGGATGGCATCATCGAAGAAAATTGGATTGCAAAATACAAAAATAAATTTACACCATATGAAATTGTCGGTGGAACTGATTTTGCGTCATTTTTTCCAACAATGGATATTGTAAAAAATGATACATCTATTCGACAAAATGATATAGTTTATCTTTTAGAAAATGATTATCTTCATGTTGATGGATGGGTTTCAAAGGTAGAAGAACTCTACACAATGTACAATGATAATGTAAGTTATGTTTCACTATACGATCATTTGGATAAATACATTTATGATCATTATTCGCATTTGAGGGAAAAGATTATTATAACCAGAACCCATCACTGGAGAACTACCCCAAGCACAACGGGAACATTCATGTTAAGTAAGAAAATCTTCGATGAGGATTATGATGTTCATTCGACACGAAAAGAAGATCATGGTAAATTTGTATGGTTACAAGAAAATAGAAAAAGATTTCTGTTGACTCCTATCCCTGGATTATCAACTCATTGTGTTGGAGAATGTTCACCCACAATTGATTGGCAAGCAATTAGCGATAGAGAGGTAATACAGTGAATACAGTTGAAGAATCGTATCGTGCATTGTCTTTGAGTGCATCGGATATAAATGATGCTTGCAATTTGTTAATTGATGTGGTAGGATCAGGTACTAAACAGCATCTCGAACAGAGACATGAAGTAAAACATGCATGGGTGACGCATGATAAGATCAAGGATGTTCTTGGATATAAGCAAGTGACATCTTTAAAAGATGGATTGGGTAAAATGTGGGAATGGGCAAAGACCCAACCCATGCGGGAGAGAAAGTTATGGGATAAGTATGAATTGGATAAAGGAATTTACAACTATTGGAAAGTGAAATAAAAATGAATAAACCAAATTTAAAACAAGAAAGAATGCATGGAATGGGAGATGCTGGTGGAGTTAATTATATAGAAGGATTAGATGAACTTTGTTTATTTTTTAAAATGAACAAAAATCATAAAGTTCTAGAATTAGGTTGTAATGATGGAGTTAGCACATCTTTATTTGCATACTATGCTGATGTTGTTGATACTGTTGATATAGTTTTAACAGAAAAAATGAAAAATATTTTAAATTTTCATAAAAACATTAATTTTAAACAAGGAAGTATTTCTCAGATAGTTCCAAATTTAATTGATGATTATTATGATTTTATTTATATTGACGCAGATCATTCTTTTCATTCTGTAGTACATGATATAAATGTTAGTCTTCCAAAATTAAAAAAAACTGGAATAATGTCTGGACATGATTATATACCAGATAGTCCAACATTATTTGGAGTAAGTCAAGCAGTAAATAGTTTATTTAATATTGAAAAAATTAAAGTTTTTTCTGATTATAGTTGGGCAATTATTGGAGAATAAAATTCATGAAATGTTTAGTAATTGCAATGGTCTTACTATACTGAAACGAGTTGGTTCATGATAGATTTATCAAAAGTAACTTTAGTCACTATAGATGGTACTGGCAAAGATACTTCCAAACTTATTGAAGTAATCGATATCTGCACTCGTAAAATAAACTTTGGGTCTGTTATTTTGATTACAGCAGATCCAGACATTCAGACTACTGCTAAAGTGACAATTCATACAATTGACAAGATGTCATATCCAGAGTATAATACATTTTGTATAACGGATTTGAATAAATATGTCAATACAGAATTTTGTTTGATTGTTCAGACTGATGGATTTATCTGCAAACCAACAAACTGGACAGATGAATTTTATAACTATGATTACATCGGTTGTCCGTGGATGGATGCCGAACCTGGATATTTTCCTTGGGTTACTGAACCAAAGTATCAAGTTGGTTGTGGTGGATTTTGTTTCCGTAGTAAGAAATTACTACAAACAGGAGCAAATATAAGCAGGGAATTTATCTCAAGAATGACACACGCAGGAATGGGTGAGGATGTAATCATATGTGTATCACTGAGGGATTATTTTGAAAAAATGGATTGTAAGTTTCCAACAGGAGAATTTGCAAAGAAGTTTGCACTAGGGAGTGCTCCGCTAAAGGAAAATCAATTGGAAACTACATTTGGATTCCACAGCAATGAATATATGTCGGAAGTTAAAAAAATGATTGAAAGATGGGATGAATATGAAATTACAAGAAATACTAACAGAGGAAATTAATTTATGAAAGTTAGACCAATGCGACCACTTGAAGGTGTACAAGGATTGATTGATATTTGCGATTTTGTTTCTAGTAACATTAAAGTAGAAACTGCTTTAGAGTTGGGATCATATATTGGAGAATCAACTGTTACATTTGCTAAAAATTTTAAAGATTTAAAAATTTTGTATGCAGTCGATCCGTTTAGTTTAAATTTTAATTCTGATAATTTATTTGATGAAGAAAATATAGAAGGAATAATGAACATTTTCTATAAAAATATTGAACAATATCCATCAATCAAGCATATTAGAAAAGATTCAGAAAACGCATCAAAAGATTTTGAAAATAAAATTTTTGATTTCATTTATATTGATGGTTGTCACTCATTTGATTGTGTGATGAAGGATGTTAAATATTGGAAACCAAAAGTAAAAGAAAATTGTTATATGTCATTCCATGACATTGATTGGTATGAAGTTGTATCTGCATTATCTTTACATTTTGATATCGATAACGGGTATATGACCAAAGACAACAGCATTACTTTTAGAGTTCAATAAAATTAAGAGGAATAAAAATGCAAAGAAAAATATATGATTGTTTTCAATTTTTTAACGAATTGGATATTCTTGATATTAGATTAAATGAATTGGATTCTCAAGTTGACTATTTTGTTATTGTTGAAGCAGAATTGAGTCATCAGTTAAAACCAAAACCATTATATTTTAAAGAAAATAAAGAAAGATATTCTAAATTCTTGCATAAGATCATTCATGTTGTTGTGCCAGCAGATAAATTTGTATCGAATACGGTTCAGCATTTTGCTCATCATAATGATCAAATTCAAAGAAATTCTTTGAGAAATGGAATAGAAAATGCCAATGATGAAGATTTTATTATTATATCTGATTTAGATGAAATTGTTTCTAGTAAAAAAATACAAGATTATAAAAATTCACAGTATTGGGAATCTCCAATACCTGTTATATTTGAACAAAATTTTTATTTATGGTATTTGAATGCAAGAGCAGACGGATTCCCTTGGATTAATTCTGGAATGTGTTTAAAGAAAGATTTAGAGGAAATTGGAACAAGAGGATTCAAGGATAACAAAACTTGTTTTACATTTCCTAGAATTAAAGATGGTGGTTGGCATTTTTCTTATATTGGAAATCCTAATACTGTAAAAACAAAACTTGATAATTTTGCACATACAGAATTCTCTCATCTAACTATTGATGACTTAAAAAAGAATAGAGAAAATTTAATCGACCCATTAGGGAGAAAAGACGAAGGTATAAATATAGTTGTAGACTCAATACAGACTATGCCACAGTATGTGCAGGATAATATAGAAAAATTCAAGGACTTTTTAATATGAAAAATATATTGGTTTTGGGTGGTGGGGGATTTATTGGTTCTCATCTCGTTAAACGACTTAAAAATGAAGGAAATTATGTAAAGGTATGTGATCTTAAATATCCAGAATATTCTGCAAGCACAGCAGATGATTTTATGATTGGAGATTTGCGCGATCAAGTGGTGTGCGACAAACTCTTTAATATGCATTATGACGAGGTTTATCAACTCGCTGCTGATATGGGTGGTGCAGGATATATCTTCACTGGAGAGAATGATGCAAATGTAATGCATAATTCCGCTCTTATCAATTTAAATATTGTTGAGCGTTGTATGCGTACTGGAGTAGGAAGAGTGTTTTATTCTTCATCTGCTTGCATGTACCCTGCATACAACCAGGAAGATCCAAATAATCCAAAGTGTTCAGAATCTTCCGCATACCCTGCTGCACCAGATAGTGAGTATGGATGGGAGAAACTTTTCAGCGAAAGACTTTATCTATCTTATGCTCGCAATCATAAGTTGAATGTAAGGATTGCAAGATATCATAATATCTTTGGACCAGAAGGCACATGGAAGGGTGGCAAGGAGAAAGCACCAGCGGCACTTTGCCGTAAGGTTATAGAAGCAAAAAATGGCACGATTGATGTGTGGGGTACTGGAGAACAAACTCGGTCATTCCTATATATCGATGAGTGTGTTGAAGCAACTCTAAGATTGATGCGATCAGATTTTTCTGGTCCAGTGAATATTGGTTCAGAGGAAATGATAACAATTAATAATCTAGCAAAGATGGTTATTGATATCTCTGGAAAAGATGTTAAGATACACAATGTGAAAGGACCAGTTGGAGTTATGGGTAGAAATTCTGATAATAAACTCTATAAGGAAAAGATTGGTTGGGAACCATCGCAACCACTTTCTGTTGGTATTGAGAAAACTTACAAATGGATTGAAACTCAGCATGAGGATTGTTCGTCATTTACTAGCGTTCCAGTTCATGCAAATTCCGCACAACTGGACATGGAAGATAAACATAGAAAGTAAAATGCATTACATCATCGTATATGAAGATGGTAAACCATTCTTGTCAATACCGACATATGAAAAGAATGTTGATGTGGACAAGATAGTCAAAGACTACAGATTGAATAAAACTGTAGTAATCAAAGTAGAAGAACAAGATAAATTTATAGGATGGTAAACAATGAAAATTGTATTTTTTAATCATCACCCAGATGAAATGTATTGGCATATTAAAACTTTTGAAGCACTTGGTCATGATTGTCATGTTGCTACTAGAAAATTAACACTAGAATGTGGAGAGAATTATTGCTCTTTTGACGAAGAGGGGCATGTTCAAAAAGGTCCAGTATTCTATAAATGGGAACATCTTCACCCAGACATGAACTTGAAATTTACTGACACTATTCATGGATTTGATGCTGCTGTTACAATCAGTGGAAAGATTCCATATGTGCTCGCACCAAAAATGAAAGTCTTTGCTTGCGTAGTAGTTAAGTTTGATATTGATAAGTTTAATGGTGTGGATAATATCATCAAGATCATAGCACATCCAGATGCTAAACAATGGAATGGACATTTTGTTCCAAAGTTTGTTCCGCAATATGGAAAGATCGGTCCACAGACTTATATCAGTCAGTTGATGGAGAGATATTATACCATGTATCTTGCAGACTTGATGAAGTTGAAGCAAGAAGGATTCCCAGTCATTGTTTCTGGTGCAATCGAAGCACCAGATGGAGTTGTTCACGATCTTCGTCTATTGGAACAAACTAGATTTCTAGTTCACGACAAGGCATATGGGATTTCATGTGGTGCTGTTCTCAAAGCATTGGACTCTGGATGTAAAATTTATATGACAAAGAAAAATAGAATTGAAACTGGTCTTTCTGATATTCCAGATGAATGTTTCATATTTAATGATGATATATCAATTAAAGATGCATACGATAAGTATGCTGATTATGATAAATCTCATATTCAAACCTTGTTTAGAAATGTGAGAAATTTAGATAATGCTGTCAACCATTTATCCAATTTACTAAAATGATATCGGTATTTGGATCTAGTGGATTTATTGGGTCTAGATTTGTTGATACATTCAAAGACAAATGTATCGCTATACCTAGAGAATGTAATACACCACAATCTAATACTGTTCTTTATTTAATAAGCACAGTTGATAATTATAATGTATATACAGATCCATATTTGGATGTTAATACAAATCTCATAAAACTAATAAATGTTCTTGAACAGTGTAAAAACTTTTCAGAACCATTAACATTTAATTTTATCAGTTCTTGGTTTGTGTATGGAAAGACTAATGAATTTCCAGCAAAGGAAACTTCAATTTGCAATCCCAGAGGATTTTATTCGATTACTAAATATGCAGCAGAAAGAATGGTTGAATCTTATTGTGAAACTTTTAACATCAACTATAAGATAATGCGATTGACCAATATAATTGGTCCTGGTGACAAAAAAGTATCCAATAAGAAGAATGCATTGCAATATATGTTCAATCAGTTGAAATCCAATGATCAGGTCAAATTGTATAATAATGGAGAAGTTATTAGAGATTATATGGGTGTTGATGATTGTTGTAATGCTATAATGACATGTATTGATAATGCAGATAATAAATCCATAACAAATATTTCCAATTCAGAACCAACAAAGATAAAAGATATAATCAATTATGCTAAAGTTAAGTTAAATTCTCAAAGTGAAATATTATCAATAGATACACCACAATTTCATAAAACTGTTCAAATTGAGAACATGTATCTTGACAATACCGCTCTTTGTATGCTAGGATATACACCAAAAAGCACTGTGTATCAGTGCGTAGATTCTATATTGAAAATAAACAATGATTAATTTAAACACTGATAATCTTATTAAAGAAAAGTTATCAAAATTGATAACAGAGATTGTGATTTCATCTAAAAAAGAATGGATTCCAGGTATTGATTGGATTTCATATGCTGGATCTTTTATGGATGAAAACGAGTATATTGCTGCCGTCGAATGCCTATTGGATGGTTGGTTTGCTCTCGGTGAAAATGGTATTAAATTTGAAAGACAATTTAAATTTCATATAGGGAAAAATTATGGGTTATTGACGAATAGTGGATCTAGTGCAAATTTATTGATGGTTTCTGCGCTTAAATCTAAAAATTTATACAATTTGCCAGTAGGATCAAAAATAATAACTCCATGTGCTGGATTTCCAACAACAGTAAATCCAATATTGCAAAATGGTTTTGTTCCTGTTTTTGTGGATATAGAAATTGAGACTCTTAATATTGATTTGGATCAATTTGAAAAGGCAGCAAAAGATGGAGCAAGTGCAGTAATTTTTGCACATGTTTTAGGTAATCCTCCAAACATGGATCGTGTTATGGAGATCGTAGACAAATATAATCTTATTTTACTTGAAGATTGTTGTGATGCTCTTGGTAGTTCTTTTGATGGTAAACTTTTGGGATCGTTTGGTCAATTTGCATCATGTTCTTTTTACCCAGCACACCATATTACAATGGGAGAAGGTGGATTTGTTGGATGTAGAACAGAAGAACAAGAAACAGTAATTAGAAGTATTCGTGATTGGGGTAGAGGTTGCTATTGCTCTGGTAAAGGTTCTGCTTGCCTGAAGAATGGAATGTGTAAAAAGAGATTCAGCAATTGGTTGCCAGATATGCCAGATGTAATTTTTGATCACAAATATATTTACGATGAAATTGGTTATAATTTAAAACCACTAGATTTGCAAGCAGCTATTGGTCTAGTTCAGATTAAAAAAATACCTGAAATTATAAAAATAAGAAAGAATAATTTTAACAGATTATATTCTATATTTTCGAAATATGAAACAATATTTCATTTGCCCAAAGCAACTCAAAATTCAGATCCTTCATGGTTTGCATTTCCATTGACCGTGAGGGATGGTGTTCAGTTAAATAGATCTGATTTTACTTTATATCTTGAAAATTGTAAAATACAGACTAGAAATTATTTTGGTGGTAATTTATTACTTCAACCAGCTTATCGTGGATTGTATAGTGGAAACGCAATGATAGATTTTCCAGTTGCAACAAAAATTACAAAAGATACTTTCTTTTTAGGTACAAGTCCAGTAATTTCAGATCAACAACTTGTCTACATAGAAGAGAAAGTGAATGAATATTTTCAGTCAGTCAAGTTTTAAGAGTATTAATTATGAAACCAAAAATTGCACTATCTATGATCGTTAAGAATGAATCTCATATTATTCATGAGTGTTTGAATTCTATTTACAAGTACATTGATTACTGGATTGTTTCCGATACTGGATCCACCGATGGAACTCAAGATATCATTAAGAATTTCTTTGCAGAAAAAGGAATTCCTGGTGAGATTCATCAAGATGAGTGGAAGAACTTTGGTCACAATAGAACACAGGCACTTCGCCATTGTGATGGTAAGTGTGATTATATCTGGATGATTGATGCGGATGACTGCATAGAAGGTGATTTTAAATTTCCATTAGAAATGACAGCAGATGGATATGTGATTCGCATGGGTCGCGAAGATTTCTCTTGGTGGAGAACTCAAATTTTCCGAATGGATGCCAAGTGGGAATACAAAGGTGTTCTTCACGAATATCCAGCATGTGCTAAAGAACAACCAATGCTTACAAAGATTGAAGGAAAGTATAATCTCAATGCACGAACTCTTGGTGCAAGAAATGTTGGAATTACTCCAGTAGAAAAATACAAGAGAGATGCCGATATGCTTGAAATTGCAATGGTGGATGAACCAACCAACACTAGGTATCAATTCTATCTTGCACAATCGTATTTTGATTCTCAGCAATGGGAAAAGTCTGAGGCAGCATATAAGAAGCGTGCTGAAATGGGTGGATGGGCAGAGGAAGTTTATTACGCACTTTATCGTGTTGCTGTTTGTCGCGCAATGTTGGATAGACCGTGGCCTGAGATTCAAGCATCATTCCTTGATGCATATAATTATCGTCCAATTCGTTCCGAACCGTTGGTCCATATTTCCCAAGTTCTTCGTCAAAAATATAATCAACCAGCAGCTGCATTTGTGTTTGCACGAATGGCAGCAGAAATGCCACTACCTCAAGGTGAGATTCTATTTGTTCCTGATGCCATTTATAACTTTGTGGCATTAGATGAACTTGGAGCAACAGCATTTGCTGCTGGTAGACCAGAACTTGGATTTCTTGCGTGTAAGAAACTTTTGGAAGAAAATAGACTACCAAAGGGCGAAATTGACAGAGTTCAGCAAAATTATAATCAATATAAAACAATTCTTGAACAAATAGATCAACAACGAAAACAATACGAAGCACACATACAAAAAACACAACCAGTTCCTGAAATTAAATCCCAAAAATTTAAGGAACGAAAGAAACAAAAAGTTAAATAATTTTGTATAAATAGTGCTATAGTAAACTATGGCATTTCCAATAAATCCAATTTCAGGAACCACACACGGCGTTAATAGTCGTGTGTGGTCATATAATGGCATCGCGTGGGATAGACTAGATCTAGGAACTAGCACAGGGGGTTCTGGTGGTATTAGTGGTCCTTATGTAATATCCATAAACGGATTCATTGGTGGGGTCACGCTCTCAGCGGGGTCTGGTATCACTCTAAGTGGTACTGGTGGAATTATAACAATTTCCACTACTGGTACTGCTGGTCAAGGAACAATATTCTATTATCAAGCTACTGGTCCAAGTTCTGGTATAACTACTGGCGACAGGTGGATGGATTCCGATACAGGAATTGAATTTGTATACATCAACGATGGCAATTCTCCACAATGGGTTCAACCATTAAATGCTGGAACCGTGGGACCAGCAGGTGCAGCAGGAAATACTGGTAATACTGGAAATACTGGTATTCAAGGAAATACTGGTAATACTGGAAATACTGGTTCTCCAGGTATTCAAGGCAACACTGGTAATACTGGAAATACTGGTTCTCCAGGTATTCAAGGAAATACAGGTAATACTGGTGCTACAGGTATTCAAGGAAATACTGGTAATACTGGTTCTCCAGGTATTCAAGGAAATACAGGTAATACTGGTTCTCCAGGTATTCAAGGAAATACTGGTAATACAGGAAACAATGGAAACACAGGAAACACAGGTAATACTGGAAACACTGGTAATACTGGTAACAATGGAAACACAGGTGCTACTGGTTATGGATATACTGCTGCTGGTATTTCTGGTGGGTTCCTTTGGATATCGCCAGTAGATGAATTTGGTATTCGTGGAGCATCATTCTCCATTGGATATGTTCAAGGTAATACAGGTAATACAGGAAACAATGGAAACACAGGTAATACTGGAAACACTGGTAACAATGGAAACACAGGTGCTACTGGATCTGGTTATACTGGAATTGGTATATCTGGTGGATTCTTGTGGATATCACCAGTAAATAATTCTGGTAAAGGTGCTTCTTTTAGTATAGGATATGTTCAAGGAAATACTGGTAATACAGGAAACAATGGAAACACAGGAAACACAGGTAATACTGGAAACACTGGAAACACAGGTTCAACTGGTGCTACTGGTTATGGATATACTGCTGCTGGTATTTCTGGTGGGTTCCTTTGGATATCGCCAGTAGATGGATTTGGTATTCGTGGAGCATCATTCTCTATAGGATATGTTCAAGGAAATACTGGTAATACAGGAAACACTGGTAATACAGGAAATACTGGAAATACAGGAAACACAGGTAATACAGGTGCTACTGGTAACACAGGTTCAACTGGTGCTACTGGTTATGGATATACTGCCGCTGGTCTTTCTGGTGGATTCTTGTGGATATCACCTATAGATGGATTTGGTATTCGTGGAGCATCATTCTCTATAGGATATGTTCAAGGTAATACTGGTAATACAGGTGCTACTGGTCAAGCACCAATATTCTATTATCAAGCTACTGCTCCGACTTCTGGTATAACGACTGGCGACAGGTGGATGGATTCCGATACAGGAATTGAATTTGTATATATCTACGATGGTAACTCTCCACAATGGGTACAACCATTAAATGCTGCATCTCAAGGTAGTCAATATCTCTACGAGTTGACTCCCGCTTCCGCTACTGCGACAGGAACAAAAGGAGACATTGTTTACGACACAAACTACATCTATGTCTGCATAGCAACTGACACTTGGAAGCGGACAGCAATTTCTACTTGGGTGTGATCGTTATGGACTATAAATATTAAAGGATAATACATGCCATTAGATTTCCCTCCATCCCCAGCACCGAATTATATTTATACCTTTGGCACTTCTTCTTGGAAGTGGACTGGTGATTCGTGGACAGTTTATTCTACTCCACTTTTGGGTAACACTGGTGCTACTGGCAACACAGGTGCTACTGGTCCAGTTGGTGATTATGTAATTACATTCAATGGAAGAACTGGTAACATTCAAGGTGTGACATCAATCAATGGTGCTACAGGTACTATAATAAATGTGGCATTTACAAATCTAGGAAATACCTTTACTGTCAGACAGGTAATGAATGCTGGTCTTACGACTTCTTCTATAAATGTTGCTGGTGTAGCATCATTCAATCCATCAAACAGCGGACAGAATACTTTAGGCGGAACAAGTACCACTCTTGCATCAACTGCCACGACAGTTCAGAATACAGCAGCACTGCTGACTATTTCAACCACTTTCTTACCAGGAAACAATGCTACGCTCAGACTACAGGGATCTGATGGAAGTGGTGAAACTTCATATACTAATGATATTAAACCCCAGACTACACAGACTGGAAATTTAACACATACTCTGCCAGCGACTACAGGAACATTACTGAATGATAAATTACAGTATGTTGCTTCAATAAATGGAAGAACGGGTGACATTCAAGGTGTGACATCAATCAATGGTGCTACAGGTACTATAATAAATGTGGCATTTACAAATCTTGGAAATACCTTTAGTGTTTGTCAAGTATTCAATGCTGGCATAACCGCCTCTGGTGGAATGACATTATTTGGATCATTAAATTCTTATAGTGGAATTTCTGCTTCTGGCATCACATCAGATTCTGGGTATAAAATAACAGCTGGTGCAATCAATGCCCAAACAGTAAGTTATACTATGCTAGGATCAGACAACGGCAAAATCATAACCATGAATCCTGCTTCTACAGGAATCACACTTACTGTTCCTACTGGATTGCCCATCGGTCACACAACAACAATTATTCGTCTTAGCTCTACTCTAAATGTTGGAATAAGTGCCGCTAGTGGTGTGACAATCAATAGTTTCCAGAATCAGAAAAATATTGCTGGTCAACATGCTGCTGTAAGTTTGATTTCTTATACCACCGATACATTCAATCTTGCAGGAGGACTGACAGGATGATACTTCCTAATTGTCGTCCTGCATATTTAACACCAATACAGATCAAAGGATCCAATACTCCAGCAGCAGTGAATTGGACCAATATAAGATTTACCGCGTCTTCGGGAACACATCAATTCACAGAACAGCAAATAACAGGAATTTCAACTCCTATAGTTTTAAGTGTGAATGGAGCATGGGGATCCAATAGTACATTATATTATCGTGTTGCTCCAACTACAACGCCATTGCCAAACCCTTTACTCAATAAAGATGTATTTGTAGGAGTAACAGCATTTGATTACGCTGTAGGATTTGGATCATCCTCACAAGGATTCACTGCATGTCTTCCATTCAATAGTACTGGAAGCACTTTTGCAGTGAATAATAATGATTTTGTTGCATTTATATGCTGGGGTGCTGATCAGGCGCCTGGTCCATCAGTTATATTCCCAACATGGACAGTTACAGTCAATAACGAATCTGCTGGTGCAGCTACTTTGGATACTTTTGACGCAATAACAAATCCATAAATATAACGGAGAAATTATATGCCAGCATCACGGTACGATATTCAAGCAGATCAGGGAGCAACATTCAAGTTGCATTTGCATTATAAATTTTCTGGTGGAACTGGAATTGATATTGGAAACTTTACAGGAAGAATGCAAGTCCGAAGATCCTCAAAAGATCCAAATGTTATTTTATTCTTAACTCAAAATGGTGTTACTGGTGGTGGTATTACTGGAGAATTTGCTATTGGTAGTGGAATTGCTGGTAGTGGTGGAATTAGTTTCAATACTTCTATTTCTGGAGCAACAGCATTTACTGGTGGAATATTTCTAAGAGTTGATGCTGATACTATGACTAATGTTCCAAATGGAAAGCATTTTTATGATCTTGAATTAAAGAATTCGCTCAATGAAGTGATGAGACTTATGGAAGGTTCATTTGAAGTCTCAAGAGAAATTACGAGAACATAACAGATGGCAGAAGAGAAACCAATACTGGTAGTAACTCAAATTCCTCCGAACACAATTGTTACGGAGAGTTCTGCTAATAACTTAGTAGTCAATAACACATTACCATCCACAGTATTGATTGCTGCTGCATTGGGGCCAGCAATTGCTGGTGGTGCTGGTGCTCAAGGTATAAGAGGAACTACAGGTGCTACTGGTGCTACTGGTTCTGGTTATACTGCAATTGGTCTTTCTGGTGGGTTTCTTTGGGTTTCTCCTGTAAGTAATACTGGAGTTCGTGGAGCATCATTTTCCATTGGATATGTTTTAGGATCAACTGGTAACACTGGAAATACTGGTATTCAAGGTAACACTGGTAACACTGGTAATACTGGTTCTCCAGGTATTCAAGGAAATACAGGTAACACTGGTAACACTGGAAATACTGGTTCTCCAGGTATTCAAGGTAACACTGGTAATACTGGAAACACTGGTTCTGATGGTTCTCCAGGTATTCAAGGAAATACAGGTAATACTGGTTCTCCAGGTATTCAAGGTAACACTGGTAATACTGGAAACACTGGTGCTCCAGGTATTCAAGGTAACACTGGTAATACTGGTTCTCCAGGTATTCAAGGAAATACAGGTAATACTGGAAACACTGGTTCTCCAGGTATTCAAGGAAATACAGGTAATACTGGTTCTCCAGGTATTCAAGGTAACACTGGTAATACTGGTAATACTGGTTCTCCAGGTATTCAAGGAAATACAGGTAATACTGGTTCTCCAGGTATTCAAGGAAATACAGGTAATACAGGTAATACTGGAAACACTGGTGCTCCAGGTATTCAAGGAAATACAGGTAATACTGGTTCTCCAGGTATTCAAGGAAATACAGGTAACACTGGTAATACAGGTATTCAAGGAAATACAGGTAACACTGGTAATACAGGTAATACTGGTTCTCAAGGTCCATCTGGTGGTGTTAATTTTGCTTTTGGTGCAACTGCTCCTTCCAACCCAACTGGTGGAGATCAATGGTTAGATAGCAATACTGGAGCATTGCTCACTTATTTTTATGACGGAAATTCTTCTCAATGGGTTCAATTCCTTAAAGGAATTCCTGGTCCTCAAGGAGCAACTGGTCCGAGCGGAGTAGTCTCTGGTGATTATGTTGCTTTGTTCAATGGAAAAACTGGAAATGTTGGTATTTCTGCTGGATCGTTCATAACAATCACTCAAACAGGAAACACATTTACAATATCTTCTAGTGTAGGAACTGTTGCAGGTTCTACAGGAAATACTGGTGCTACTGGTTCTCCAGGTATTCAAGGTAACACTGGTAACACTGGTAATACAGGTATTCAAGGTAACACTGGTAACACTGGTAATACAGGTATTCAAGGTAACACTGGAAATACTGGTAACACTGGAAATACAGGTATTCAAGGTAACACTGGTAATACTGGTAACACTGGAAATACAGGTATTCAAGGTAACACTGGTAACACTGGTAACACTGGTATTCAAGGTAACACTGGTAACACTGGAAATACAGGTATTCAAGGTAATACTGGAAATACTGGAGCATGTGGTCCAACCGATATACGATCAACAAATTCAGCATCCACATTCTATCCATTATTTGCTGGAGGTTCTGGAAATACTTACATTTATATTGATGATGTCACTACACCATTTACATATGTCCCAAGTAGTGGTGCATTAACAGCAAAGATATTCGCCATAGCAACTGGAGTTAATTCATCCTCATTGAACGCAACCTATGTTGAATTTAATACTAGTACAGACTCATCAAGTGTTTCTGCTACCAATATTGGTAATGTTGGATCATCACCATTTACAGTTCAATCAAATGTTAAATTAAAATTAACTGCTCCAACTATAGAATTTTATGGATCTGGTTGGGGATATACATTCCCTGCATCAAATGGAACTACTGGTCAAGCATTACTGACAAGAGGTGATGCTGGACTTTATTGGGGAACGGTTTCTACATCTGGTGGTAGTGGAACAACTCTATTTGCTGGAAGAGGAATTACTCTAACTACAGCATCCGCAGGAACTACAGTTGCTACTATTCTAGGAATGACCAGTGCGAATGATGGATTCTTGATTTCTGGTGGTATAACCCAAAGAACTCTTGGATTTAGTGGTGGTGATGTGACAATTGAAGGTGGAACATTTGCATCAGTAATAACATTCCCAACTGTATCTACAACACTTGTTGGAATTCACAATGCAGTAACTTCGTTCAATGGATCAACTGGTGATATTACATTCGCTGGTGGTGTTACTGGAGTGAATGGTAAAACTGGAAATGCTTTTGTGTTTGAATATTATCTAGGGTTTACTTCCACCGTAAACACTTCAACATATCCAGAAGGTGGAACTGCTAATTATGCGTCAAATCAACCAGTATATTACAGTTCCTCACCATTTAATGATATAATATCATCGGGTAGAGCAAAACCAAATAGAGTTTATTTTAATCCATTTGTAATTCCAACCCAAACAACAATACAAATATTGCGACTTAGTGGATATCAAAACGGATTATGTGGTGGAACTGGAAATGTATTTTTAGGAATATATAATGCAAATTCTTATGGTATGCCAAAAGACAAACTATATTCGTCCAGCAGTCTAGTAGTATTAAGTGATTTTGCCAATACTCATGATTATAATCCTTCTGGATTGATTACTCTATCTCCTGGATATTATTATCTTGCAGCAGTATTTAATAATAATCCTACACTATATTCGTTTACTACTGGAGCGCAAACCAGTACAAGTCCATTTGGATCTCAAAATCTTGCTGGTGGATATCAGAACCGAGCTATTATTATAGATCAGGGTGGATTTACCTTACCGATAAGTGGAATCACTAGTGGTGCTAGATTTGTTGATTATAGCGTTGGTGGAACATATACAAATCTTATGGTAAGTCCACTAATAGAATTTAGGATTCTATAATGAAAGTATTCAAACAATACAGTTTCAACGAACTCACACAAGAATCAACTTTAATAGATGATAGAGATTTTTATCATTGTAAACAATTTCAATTAAAAGAGCTAAGAAATATTGCTAACAAACTGATTATCTCTAGTGTTCCAGAATATAAGCAAAGAAACGCAGCACTTGGATTGCTGTCTGATGAAGAAACACAACAGATTAAAGATTCAATACAAGCAATAAGAACAATATCAAATCAAAAAGAAGCAGAGATACTCGCAGTTGTTTGGGATGGACAAGAATCCACAAGAGCAGAAGCGTGTGATATAGTTCAGAGGATATTCTGGGAATAAATAATTAAACTACCATGCCACTAGATTTTCCTTCAAATCCAACCCTCAATTTACCATACACTTTCAACGGAACTCAATGGAAGTGGAATGGTTCTGCTTGGTTGATTGTTGGTGATAATTTTGGTACTACAGGAGCAACAGGACCAGCTGGAAATACTGGAAACACTGGTAATAATGGAACAACAGGTAACACTGGTGCTACGGGATCTGGTTATACTGCTGCTGGTCTTTCTGGTGGATTCTTATGGATAACTCCAGTTTTATCTTCTGGTATA